ACTTGCCAAAAAGGAACTAGAAACTGCTAAAATAAAGGCAGAAACAGATGCGAAGTTAGCCTTAATGCAAGAGCAAATGGCTACTATACTTGCTGCTGTTGGTGAAAAGAAACCCCGTAAAACTAAAACGGTAGCCACAGAGGAAGCCTAATATGTCATCAACAATGCTCCAATTAGTACAGCAAGTCACCGCTGAACTTAACTTAGCCGTACCTACTTATGTGCAAGGCAACACAAACCAAGATGTGCAACAAGTCTTGGCTTTGATGAACCGTGCAGGGTATGACTTAATTAAGGAACACGATTGGCAAGCATTGGAGTTGGAATATCGTTTTTACACCACAGCAATAACCACAACCTGTGACACTATTGCCAATACTTACAATCTGTTAAATGTTGGTAATGTCACAGGTTTGGATAACACCTATTCAATCGTTGGCACAGCAATCCCCCAAGATACCTATGTTGAATCTGTTGCAGGGTCAACGGTAACTGCTAGTTCATTAGCTTCTGCAACGACTATTGGTGGTACGGTTACATTTAGTAAAACCATTTATCCGTTGCCACCTGATTACGAAACAATTACAGATAATACTCACTGGGACCGTACCAAACATTGGCAAATGTTGGGACCTGTTGACGCACAACAATGGCAATGGCTCAAATCAGGCTATATTTCGACCGGCCCACGGGTTCGTTGGCGTATTCTTGGCAATACTTTTCAGATTTGGCCGCCTTACAACACCCTTGAAAATTTAGGCTTTGAATACCGTTCTAAGGGATGGGCGAGAAGTGCTACCAATGCTGTAAAAAACAGTTTTACCGCAGATACCGACACAACCGTATTAGACGATGCAGTTCTTGTTTTATTGACAAAATTAAAATATTTCCAAGTTAAGTCGTTTGACACTACCGCATTGCAACAAGACTACAGCCGCTATTTAAGCGTTGCCAAGGCTAACGATAAAGGCTCTGCCACCCTGTCGTTTGCACCGCAACCAAGTGCCGTGCTTATTGGCTGGGCTAATATCCCTGATACTGGCTACGGCAGTTAATTATGGCAGTCGCTAAAGGTCGCACAGCCGTAACTACTAGCTTACCTGCCCCTATTGGTGGGTGGAACGCTAGGGATTCCTTGGCTGAAATGAACCCACTTGATGCGGTTCAGATGGTCAACTTCTTTCCTACGCCTACCGATGTAACGCTAAGAAAAGGCTATACCAAGACTTCAACTGGCATTTCAGGTGCAGTTTTAGCCCTGATGAATTACAGCAGCCCATCCGTAAATAAGATGTTTGCTTCAAATGCCACCATTATTTACGATGCAAGCACTTCTACGGCTACTGCAAGTCTTACTGGCAACACGGATGGCAAGTGGATTCACACCATGCTTACAACGGCTGGTGGTTCGTTTATGCCCGCTGTAAACGGTGTTGATTCAATGGTCGTATATGACGGCACAGTATGGTCAAGATCAGCCACTACAAGTACCGCACAAACAATTACTAGCATTACAAGGGGTGGTACAGGAAACCTTACAGCAACCCTAGTTACGGCTGTGGCGCATGGTTTGGTGACTGGTAATACGGTTACAGTAGCAGGCGCAACCCCAGCCGAGTTTAACGGTGCTTATCGGATTACCGTTACAAACGCTACGACTTTTACCTACACAATGACAACCGCACCTAGCGGAAATGCAACTATTGTAGGAACTTATACCGTTAAATACTTTGTAACAGGGTTAAATTCCAACCAGTTTGCAAACATTAATCTGTTCAAAGAACGCCTGTATTTTGTGCAAAAAGACAGTCTTAGCTTTTGGTATTTACCCGTAGATTCAATTAATGGTGCAGTAACCGAATTTCCCCTTGGCGGTATCTTTAAAAAGGGTGGTTACCTGCAAGCAATGGGTACATGGACTATTGACGCTGGTTACGGGGTAGATGACCTAGCCGCTTTTGTTACCAGTAACGGTGAAGTTGCTATTTACAAGGGATCAGACCCTTCCGACCCTACAGATTGGGCGTTAATCGGTATTTGGAACATCGGACAAACTTTTGCTCGTAAATGCTTGTTTAAATACGGTGGCGATTTGCTACTTTTGACGGAAGATGGTCTTGTACCCTTATCCGCAGGGCTGCAATCTACCCGTTTAGACCCCCGTGTCAACATTACGGACAAGATTTTCTTTGCTATTAGCCAAGCTGCCGACTTATATGCCAATAATTTTGGCTGGCAAATCAATTATTTTGCCAAAGTTAATATGCTGATCGTTAATATCCCTGTAACAGGGGGTTCAGAGCAATATGTAATGCACAACATTACAAAATCATGGGCAAGATTCACCAATATCAACGCAAATTGCTGGGAATTAAGCGGTGATGATATGTATTTTGGTGGAACAGGCTTTGTAGCTAAGTTTTACGACACTTTTGCCGATGCAGGAACGAACATTACAGCTTTCGTTCAACAAGCGTATTCTTATTTTGACAGTCGTGGACAACAAAAACGCTTTACTTTGGTTCGCCCAATCCTGCAAACCGATAACGGCTTGCCTACCGTGCTTTGCGGCATAAGTACCGACTTTGACACCGTAAATTTAACCAATCAAATATCGTTTAACCCGTCAATCCTGAATACAGGTGAATGGGATTTAGACACATGGGATAACGCCAATTGGGGCGGTGGTTTGGTTACGACTAAGGTATGGCAGGGCGTGACTGGATTAGGCTATGCTGGCTCGGTTAGCATGAATGTGGTATCTCAGCGGATTGAGTTTCATTGGGCTAGTACCGATTTTGTAATGGAGCGTGGGGGCATCCTGTAATTGCGATCAGTTACGACTAAAGATCAAAAATACATGGGTGATTGGCTGGTTCGGATGATGAACCACCCCTTACCAACAGAAACGGTATGTATTGGGCAGGAAATAGATGGTAATTTGGTAGCGGTTGTAGGGTATTGCAGTTTTATGCCAAACGCCTGCCAAATGCACATTGCGGCAGTAGATGAAGTAAATTGGATGAGTCGAGATTTATTGTGGGCGGCTTTCGATTACCCCTTTAATAAATTAGGCGTTAAGGTTATACTAGGGCAAATTTGTGGTAGTAATGAAGATGCACTAAGACTAAACCGACACCTTGGTTTTAAAGTGGTAGCCGAAATACCTGATGCCCACATGGATGGGGATTTAGTGATTATGGCTATGAGAAAAGAAGATTGTCGATGGTTAAACATCCGATCCTCTTTAAACAAGGGAGAATGACATGGGTGGTGGTGGATTTTTAGGATTAGGGCCTGCGCCAAGCGCACCTGCGCCCCCTGATTATGCTGGGGCAGCACAAGCTACAGCAGCAGGTAATGTGGAAGCTGCCCGTGCAGCTACTGCTGCCAATCGAATTAACCAAGTAACTCCATACGGTAGTCTTACTTATTCACAATCAGGTACAGACCAATACGGCAATCCCACCTACACGGCTACGCAAGCATTAAGCCCTGCACAGCAACAGCTTTTAGACTATCAAAACCAAACTAGCATGGGTCTAGGCAGACTTGCAGGTCAAGGTCTTGGTTATGTTGAGAATATGCTCAATACCCCGTTTAATACGGCAGCATTACCTTCAACTGGATTTAATCCTAGTCAGACTTACCAAGATGCGTATATGCAGCGACTTGCTCCCCAATTAGAGCAAAACCGTGAAGCATTGCAACAGCAATTAGCCAACAAAGGTATTGACATTGGTTCTGTAGCGTATGACCGTGCATTGCAAACACAAGCCCAGCGTGAAAACGATCTATTGGCTGCCGCTACTACCCAAGGTTTTGGCGTTGGTCAGCAAGCCCGTCAGCAAGCATTAACCGAACAAGCCTATCTGCGTAACGAACCACTTAACACCCTATCTGCGGTGCGTACTGGTTCACAAGTAACAGGCCCACAATTCGTTAATTCGTTTAATCAAGCAACAACGGCTGGCCCTGATCTATTAGGTGCTGCTGGTATGCAATACAATGCCCAAATGGGTGACTTTAACGCCAAACAAGCTGCCCAACAGAACTTCAATCAAGGTCTAATGGGGTTAGGTGCTGCTGGAGTTATGAAATATTCTGACATTCGTACAAAAGAAAACATTAAGCACATTGCTTGGTTACCTAATGGTTTACCCGTATATACATACGAGTACAAAGATGAATTTAAGGATCACCCATTAGCAGGTCATGGAACGCACACAGGCGTGATGGCACAAGAAGTTGAAGCTATGTACCCTAATGCTGTAACAACCCTTGATAACGGCTATAAAGCCGTAGATTACGGACAATTATGAACTCATACATTATGCCAATGCAGCAACCCCAAGACCTTGGCGGTTTAAGTCCATATTTTCAAAATATTGCACAGCAACAAGCAAATCAAAATATGGCAATGCAACAAGGTCAAGGGTTAACCCAAGCTGCTGGTCGATTAGGGCAGGGCGGTGGCATGAATCCAATGGCTATGGCAGCAATGTTACGTAAAAAAGACCAACCTGCGCCTGTAACAGATTACAGCCAGCCTATGCCCAATTATCTAGACCCAGCATACCAACAAGCAGGATATTGATATGGCAATTCCAACAATCAATCTAGGCGGTAGCAATTTACCACCTGAAATCTTAGGGCAGCAACAAGCATTAAACCGCCAACAACAAATGGCGCAATTGCTTTTGCAACAAGGCCAACAACAGCCACAAGGTCAAATGATTAGTGGTCGTTATGTTGCGCCATCATTTACTCAAAACCTTGCAAGTTTAGCCAATACTTACATTGGATCACGCTTGGCTGAACAAGGCGATAAACAAGCCTTAGAAATTGCTAAACAATTGCGTCAGCGTTACGGTGATGAACTTATAGAATTTCGTAACCTTATGCAAGGCAGACCTGAAATTGCTGGAACTCCTGACATACCTACTGAAACTTATGAAACAGTTAGGGGAACTCCTGCTCAAGCAGCTATACCACCTAATGTACAGGGTGCTTATGACTTTGCTGCAACCGCATATAACCCTGCATTGCAAGCCGCTGGATTAAGAAAACTAACAGAAGGCCCAATAAAAGTGGGCGTAGAAGATACCTTAATTGATCCAGTCACAATGAAACCTGTATTTACTGGTGCTGGAAAACCCCGTGCGCCATTGCAAATTGATACTGGTACGGCTATTGAATTGCGTGACCCTGCCAATCCAACCGTTGTATTGCAGCGTATTCCTAAGACGCAGATGCCTACTGCTGGACAAATAGTTGAGCGTGACGATGGAACTTTCTTAATAGATACTCGTACTGGTCAAGCTACTCCTGTAATGGGTGCTGGTGGTCAACAGTTGGCAGGAAAAACAAAAGCATTGCCCGAAGGACTTAATAAACAAGTTACTGGTTCTATAAATTTAAGCGATGCAATTACTGATTATCAAAGCAAAATAAAAAATTTTGGCGTTAAAGATTTTGCAAACCCTGATAAACGGGCTGAAATGGGTAACGCATACAACAATATGATGTTGCAAGCTAAAGAAGCATATAACTTGGGTGTATTAAACGGCCCTGATTATGAAATTTTACAAAAAGTTGTGCGTGACCCAACAAACCCATCGTCTTTAGTTTTTTCAAACAAAGCATTAGACAGACAAGCTGAAAATTTAAGAACTACAGCTAAAAATATTGTAAACACAGCGTACATATCTCAAGGTCGTGATGTTCCTGCTGATGTTGCAAAAAAACTTGTTAAGCCTGAAATTAAAACAGAAACAAAGAATTTTTCTTCAGAACAAGATGTACAAAAAGCAATTCAAGGTGGCACTTTGAAAAAAGGTGACAGAATTACTATTAATGGCGTAACTGGAACTATTCAATAAAATGAGATTTGTACCTGACACCGAACAAGTGCCACGCTTTGTACCTGATAGTGCAGCTAACCCTGCATCAACAGCGTATGCTGGCCCAGTTGTAGAAGAAAACCCAGCTTTTGCATCAACTGGTGGTGGTGCGGCTATGGGTAGACCACGCATGATGAATCGTACTAATGTGCAAGAAACACCAAGGCCATTGGAATCGTTTATGGCAGGTGCTACCCGTTCAGCAATTGATCCTTTAATGGCTGGCGCACAGTTAGTTACAGGCGGTCGTGGTGGCGTAAGCGATGCCGTACAGCGTTTAGCCCAAGAATCACAAGCCTATGAACAAGCTAACCCAGCTTCTTACATTGGCGGTCGTATTGGTGGTGCTGTATTACCAGCGGCAGGTGTAGCCAAAGGCGCAGGAATGATTCCTAGTTTTGCCCGTGCTAATCCTTATTTACAAGGCGCAGCAGTAGGCGCAGCGAGTGGCGCAATGATCCCCGAAGAAACGGGATTAACTGGCGCACCAATGTATCAGCAAATGGGTCAGAATGTAGCTACAGGCGGTGCAATTGGTACTGCAATTCCTGTTGTTGGGCGTGGCATACAAGCCGCTGGTTCAGGTATTCGCAGAGCTTTAGGGGTAAGCACAGGAGCAGGCGAAGAAGCTATTGCACAAGCATTAAGAGCAGGGCGTGAAGGAAATCAAACATTTTTAGAAAATATGCAAAGCAAAGTGCCTATAACAAATGTGTTAGATGATGCTAGATCTGCATTATCTAAAATGCAACAAACTTTAGGCAATGAATATCGTTCAGGAATGATTGATATTTCTAAAGACAAAAGCATTTTAAGTTTTGACAATATTGACAAAGCTATTAAAGATGCTGCCAGTATTGTTACTTTTAAGGGACAAGTTAAAAATCAAACTGGATTTGACAAACTTGATGAAGTTAAAACTGCTATTAATAATTGGAAAAAATTAGACCCTAAAGAATTTAGAACGCCTGAAGCATTAGATAATTTAAAACAACAAATTGGTGGAATTTTAGAAGAAACACCAATTGAACAAAAAACTGCTCGTAAAGTTGTTGGTGATATTTATTCGTCTATTAAAAATGAAATAGCTAAACAAGCACCAACTTATGAAAAAGTAATGAAAGATTACAGGGAAGGTTCTGATTTAATTGAAGAAATACAAAAAACATTGAGTATTAACAAAAAAGCCACAGATGCTACAGCATTAAACAAACTTCAATCTTTAATGCGTAATAATGCTAATACTAACTATGGCTATCGCATGGATTTAGCTAAAGCCTTACAACAACAAGGCGATAAAGATTTAATGCCAGCTTTGGCTGGTCAAGCACTTAGTTCATTTACCCCAAGAGGATTGGCAGGACAGGGGGCTGGTATTGGTGCTGGTTTAACTGCGTTTGCAGACCCATCAGCATTAGCTGTATTGCCATTAACTAGCCCTCGTTTAGTTGGTATGGGTGCTTATGGATTAGGCCGAGCAACACGGGATATTCCTAAATTAACGGATGCAGAGCTAAGAAACATGGCTCGTATGCTAACTACACAAGGTATTCAAGGAGCATCAAATGAGTAGAAACGGATCGGGAGTATATTCACTCCCAGCAGGTAATCCAGTAGTAACCCAAACTACGATTAGTTCATCATGGGCAAATAACACCATGACTGACTTGGCTGCTGCTTTGACTGATTCGGTGGCGGCAGACGGTCAAACCCCAATGACGGGTAATTTAGACCTAAATACCCATAAAGCTGTTAATTTAGTGGCAGGTACGGTAGCTGGCGATGCTATTGAATATGCCCAATTTACTGCTGCTTTTGTAAACCCTGTATTTGGCGGCACAGGCTTTATGCTGATTCCAAAAGGAACTACAGCACAACGCCCTGCAAGCCCTGTAAACGGTGAAATCCGTTATAACACCGATACAGCGCAGTTTGAAGGCTATCAAGGCGGTGCATGGGGTCAATTAGGCGGTGGTGCTACAGGTGGTGGCGGTGATGAGGTTTTCCAAGAAAACGGTGTAACTGTCACTACTTCCTATACGCTATCAACTAACAAAAATGCGTTATCTGTCGGGCCAATAACTATTAATAATGGTGCTGTTGTGACAATTCCTAATACCCAACGATGGGTTGTACTATGAAAAATGTGTTGAAAAAAACACCGCCAGCAGAAGTGTTGGAAAAGATGAAAACATCATTGTATGTTGATGGTGATAGCCGTTTGCGTTGGTCTAAAAAGCCCCACAAAGGTCAAATTGATGATTTGGTAGGGCTATATACCAAAAAGAATGGTAATCATCGTATGTGTGCGTTTAGCGTTAATGGCAAGGTATCTAGCCACCTAGAATCTAATGTTATTTGGTATTTGCGTACAGGTGTTTGGGAATTGGCAACTATTGAGCATAAAGACGGCAACCCAGCAAACAACAACCATAACAATTTACGCCTATCTTCCCATGCTGAAAACATGAGAAACACCAAATTACGCACAGACAACACAAGCGGTGTTAAGGGCGTATATCGTATGCGTAATAACTGGCAAGTTAGAATACAAACGAATAACAAAATTTACATTGCTGGCACTTTTAAATCTATCGAAACTGCTAAAATCGTGAGAAAATTAGCAGAACAACGCTTTCATGGCGAATTTGCGAGGAAATCAATATGAGTTTAGTACTTCAATCATCGGGCGGGGGCCAAATCACCATCCAAGAACCTGCAACTGCTAGTAACTTTACGCAGACATTACCTGCTGCTAGTGGTGAAGTCATGGTTAGCGGTAATATGCCAGCGTTTAGTGCTTACAATAGTGGCTATCAGACAATAACTACTGCAACTTGGACAAAATTAAACGCAGATACAGAAAACTTTGATACAAATAATAACTTTGCATCTAGTCGATTTACTCCTACTGTGGCTGGGTATTATCAATTTAATTCAAATGTTATAACAAGTGCGTCTGCTGTTGGAAGTGTTGGATGCGCTGTTTATAAAAATGGCACAAAAGCATTTACTGGGACATTTATTCCAAATTCTGCTCAAGCTCCTACTCCAGCAGTAAGTGCTTTACTTTATGCAAATGGCTCAACAGATTATTTTGAATTATATTTTTACCAAAACTCAGGCAGTAATATGACTGCTGGACTTGGGGATAGTTCATCAGGATTCTCAGGTTCAATGGTAAGGAGCGCATAATGTACGAAAAAATTATGGCTTTATATCCTAGCCTTACACAACAGGATTTCCTAACTGTAATCACACTACAAAACGATTCAGACGGCAAAGGCGATTACATTGCTAAATGGGAACACCCAACACTAGCTAAACCAACTGACGAGGAATTAGCATGAGCCAGTTACAAGTAAACCGAATAAACGATGCAAGCGGTGGAGTTCTAGCACCAATTAGTTCAGTCATGCGCAATCGCATCATAAACGGACAGATGACGATAGATCAGAGAAACGCTGGTGCTAGTGTTACTCCAACAAACAATACTTATTCAACTGTCGATAGGTGGAAATTTTTTGTGTCACAAGCAAGCAAAGTAACAGCACAACAATTATCAGCTTCTGCTCCTGTTGGATTTGGTAATTATTTGGGCATAACTTCTTCTTCAGCCTATTCAATATTAACAACCGATACCTTTTTTATTACACAACTTATAGAAGGATATAACACGGCTGATTTAGCTTGGGGAACTGCAAACGCTAAGACTGTTACTTTGTCATTGCAAGTAAAAAGTTCTTTAACTGGAACTTTTACAGGTAGCATTACAAATATTGCTCAAGACCAAAGCTATCCATTTAGCTACACAATTTCTTCCGCAAATACTTGGGAGCAAAAGTCAATTACTATTGCTGGCCCAACGGCAGGCACTTGGGTAGGCGCAACTAATGGCGCATCTATGTATGTATCTTTTAGTTTTGGCGCAGGTTCATCAAATCAAGGTACGGCTGGTGCATGGGGTGCAACACCATATTTTGCAGCAACAGGACAGACATCCGTAGTCGGTACAAACGGTGCTACTTTCTACATTACTGGAGTTCAGCTAGAGGTAGGCACACAAGCTACTTCATTTGAATACAGACAGTATGGTACTGAGTTGGCTTTGTGTCAGCGTTATTTTGAAAAAATTGGTTTTGGTGATGCAAATAGTCGTTCGCCAACAACAAGTGGCATTGCAAGTTCAGGCGGACAACCAGCCGTAATGACTGTTAGTTTTGCAGTAACAAAAAGAGCAATTCCAACTGTTGCTGATAGCGGTGCAATTAGTTTAAATAATGCTTCTTCTGCTGGTAGTGATGGCCCTACTGTAAACGGATGCAGATTAACTGCCACTTCTTCAGGTTCAGGATTTTTTAGCGGAACTTATACAACAGCAGGTATAACTGCAACTGCGGAGTTATAAAATGTATAAATTATATAAATCTTTTGATGGTGCTGAAGCAATTAGACGAATTGAAGATAATGCTTTAATTCCATTCGACCCAGCCAACACCGACTACCAAGCCTATTTAAAATGGGTAGCTGAAGGCAACACACCATTACCAGCGGAGAATACATAATGCCTACTATTATTTCAGGTGATGGAACAATCACAGGACTTACTTCTACTGGTATTAGTGCGGCACAGACAGTTAGTGCTTCAAGCATTACTACTGGTACTTTGCCAGCCGCTAGATTGCCTGCTGGTTCAGTATTGCAAGTAGTTAATGCAAGTTATGGAACGCAAGTAACCAATTCAACATCAACTTATGCTGATACTGGATTAACTGCCACAATTACACCAACAAGTGCTACTAGCAAAATTTTGGTAATTGTTCATCAAACTGGTCTTTTTAAAAGTGGAAATACTCGTATAACTTTGCGATTGTTAAGAAGTTCAACATCGTTAATTGTTTTTGAATGGGGTGGTGGTACAACAGATAGTAATGCCGTTATATCCCCTGCTGGTTCAGGAACTACTTTTCTTGATTCGCCAGCAACAACTTCTTCTGTTACATATAAAACACAATTTGCTTCTACATCAAATGTTGCAGAAGTGCGAGTTAATTTAGATAGCAATAGTAGTTCAACAATTACACTTATGGAGATTGCGGCATGATTACTTCTGCAATTTATAAACTTTACCCTACCGTAGTTCGCACAGTAGGTGATGTAGCTTACGATGCAGACGGCAATGAAGTAGCTTATGACCTACAAGCGGTAACTGCACAAGCCGAAGCTGATGCACAAGCAGTCATTGATACAAAGGCTTCTGCACTAGCTAAACTAGCCGCATTAGGCCTTACACAAGACGAAGTAAAAGCGTTAGTTGGATAATATGTCATTTGAAATCGACCCAGTTAAATACGGCCAGCTTTGGGAAAAGGTTGACCAACTGACCGCCAAAGTAGATAAGCTAGAAGAAGGCATGGAAGAACTGCTTGCCTTAGCTAATAAAGGTCGTGGTGGGTTTTGGGTCGGCATGATGGTCGTATCGGCTATTAGTTCTATTGTGGGGTTTATTGCACATTGGCTGACAGGCAAATAATGTGTCAGATTTGCTCGGGTTGTCTGATGGTGCAAAAGGGCTAAGTAGCGGTTTAGATTCTGCCCGTGAAGCTGGTAAGTCTGTTTCTAAGCAGATTGAGAACATACAAAAAGATGCAGTAAATGTAGCCCAGCAGCAAGCGCAAGAACGCATACGGGCAAGACGAGAAGCAGAGTTTAAGAAGGAACGGGCGTTACTAAAGGCTTTAGAAGAATGGAAACGCAAAAAACAAATATCGGATGAAGAAGCAGATTTAAAGATTAAGTTTGTAAAGCAGTACGGTGCTAAAGAGTGGGATGCGTTACTTAAAATCAAGTTAGACATTGAAAACATGGAACGCAAGAATAACGAGGAATTTCAGCACGACTTGAAGGCAGTTAGAAGGGTGCAGTTCTATTGTTTTGTTGCTGCGCTTGTTGTGACTTTATGGCTAAAGTTTATTTTAGGAGCTTTTTAAATGTTTCCACTAGGCGCATTACTTGATATTGGCGGCAAGATACTAGATAAAGTATTTCCTGACCCAGCACAGGCTGAACAAGCCAAACTTAAACTGCTAGAGATGCAGCAGAATGGCGAACTAGCCAAGATCAATGCTGACATAGCCGAAGCACAAGAACTCACAAAAAGACAACAAGCTGATATGGCTTCTGATTCTTGGTTGTCAAAAAACATAAGACCATTAAGCCTTATTGCGTTATTTTGTGCTTACATTATGTTTGCCCTAATGAGTGCCGCTGGAATTGATACAAACGAGCAATACACAATGCTTTTGGGTCAATGGGGTCAACTAGCTTTCGGTTTTTATTTTGGGTCAAGAGGGCTAGAAAAACTAGCTGAAATAAGAGCCAAAAAATGAATCTAAGTGAACATTTCACCCTTGACGAATTAACCCATACGGATCACCGTCAGTTTGACAATACGCCTAATGCGTCAGAGATGGCTAACCTTGTGCGCCTAGCTGCGTTCCTAGAAGAAGTTAAAACGGTACTTGGGGGCAAGCCAATCATGGTTAATTCAGCCTTCCGTTGCAAACAGGTAAATGATGCGGTAGGATCAAAGGACACTAGCCAGCATCGGATTGGTTGTGCCGCAGATATACGAGTACCGAGCATGACCCCCGATGAAGTCGTAAAGGCTGTGATTGCATCGGGGATTGGATATGACCAAATTATTCGAGAATTTGACCGTTGGACACATATTTCTGTGCCTAATACTGCTGGGAGCAATCCTCGCAGACAGTCTTTGATTATTGATAAAACGGGTACTAGACCTTATTAAACAGATTGGTTTCTAGTAAGACCATTGGCTCAACATCTTGCCAATCGTTACGGTCTTTTCTGCCGTTTACTACAAACTTTAGACCCTCAAATTGAGTAAATTTTCTGTACCAAATACCATCGGTAGTTTTAAGCACTAAAAAGAATGGCAACTTGGTAAATTCCACCAATGTTTTGGCTGATATGAACTTGCCAAGGCTAATAAAATAGCCACCACTCATACGGTCAAACTGAGCCAATTCGTAATTTAAACATTTAATTTCACAAAACCCAGCAATCTCTTTGTTCCGTGTAAGGGTGTAGTCAAGACCATATTTAATAGGCATCTTGACTACCGTACATTTCCATTTTTCTTCAATTAAAGAAGCAACATCCCTTTCTACATTAAGGTTCTTTTGGGTTTCGTAAAGCGGCCTCATATTGTCACCATCAAATAGTTAGCCACGAAAAAAAAAATAGTAAACGCTATCCCTAGTAAAAGTCCCAAAAAAATGTGTTTCATATTAGTTTGAATAAATACGATAGCGAGGGTTGCAGGTTACTTCTACAGGCACATCGGTTGTTACACCGTTGATTCTGCGCTTGGCGGTAATAACGACTGGGCGTGTACCTGCTGATTCGCACTCGTTAATGCCTAGAATGACCTGCGCCCTAGTCATGTGATACGCCTGTTTGTCGGTTTCAAGGCTGACATTGGGCGGTGTGTACGATGTGCAAGCTGCAAACAGCAATGGGGTTAATAACAGTAAGTTTTTCATGCGTGATCCTTTTGTTGGTATGCAGCTTGAACGCTGTCGTTGAATTTATCCCAGCCGCCTATGCTGTGAATCATCTCTAATACGCTGGTTTCGGTATTGGCTATAAAAACATCGTCTATATCGACACCGCCTATAACACCAAGTGAAGGCTCGTCTTTATCAATGCCGCCATGTACATCTAAGTAGGTATCGCCTACATAAAGTGATAAAACATAACTCATAATCTATTCCTTTCTTTTTCACTCCCCAATGGAGTAGCACCAGTATATTAAGTTACCTTAACAATATCAACGCATTTTTATTAGGATATACCCTAATATGTTGTAAAAATGAGACAGTTGAGGTGGGTCGGCAGTCCCGTGAAGGAGTATAGATTTTGTCTAACCCTGCCGCCCGTACCCATTATATGCCGTTCTTGATCTGATAGACCCGTAATAGATGTTGAAAGCACTCCCAGCCATTTTGTAGCTTTTGTTCTTCAACTTCTATTAGTTTGACCTGATTGGTTGTGCCGTTGACAAACACAATGGCGCACCGTGCAGTTGGAACGCCAAGACCTTCACGGTAAGCCGCCAGTTGCATTTCATGTTCAAAATAAACATCAACTTTATCAAGGTCGGTATCTTTAGTCTTGAAATCGACTACAAATCCGTTTTTAGCCATCAGGTCGCATTTTCCCCCAAAGCCCAATTGGTGACCGAATGTACGCTCAGAAAGCCATAGCTGGCTTCCAAACGCACCTTTAAGCGCACTATCAATCGCATCCAAGTACGGTGGCTTTTCAGGCATATACACTTGGTCAAAATACGCCTCAATGACCGCATGGATAGCCGTACCCCGTTCCGCAGCTTCACGACCCGTAGCCTTACTATCTTGCATTACCCTAGCCAACCAGTCGGCTTCAGGTTCGTCAGGCTGCCTTGGCAGGGTTAAGGCTGCTAAGAGGACTTGTTGCTGTTTCCATGTATCAAGCCCTGCTTTCGATAGCATTCCGTTAATTGTTGTAACACTTGGCAGAAGTCCGAGTTTCCGTGCGTCACGAAGCGTGGTTGCCCGTTCACCAGTCTTGCCGATGGTTGTATAGGCTGGAGTGCCGTCTTTGGTGTACCA